GAGCAAAATTTGTACTTACAAAAGGTTTAAAAAAAGCTATTAAAAAGTATGGTAAAGAAGCTGTTGATAAAGCAACAAAGTCTAAAACATTTAAAGAAATGGTAAAAAATCCACCATTAACTACTGGGCAAAAAGCCATAGTTGGAGGTTCTGTAGGTATGGCGGGATTATCTGTTGCAGCAACAGGTGCAGGACTTAAAGGTATTAGCATGGCTAAAGACTTTAATAAATTACAAGATGAAAGAAAAGAAGCAGAAAGTAAAAGTAAAGAAAATATAAAAGTTGAATTATTAGAAGAAAAACAAAAAAAGACTAGTGGTAAAAATAAAAATCCTAGATTAAAAATTAAAAAAAATTTTGATACTTATTCAAGAGGATAATGGCTGACCCAAAAAAAGGTACAGGTAAAAAACCTAAAGGTTCAGGAAGAAGATTATATACTGATGAGAATCCTAGAGATACAGTGGGAATCAAATATGCATCGGTGCAGGATGCAAAGAATACTGTTCGTAAAGTTCGTAAGATTAATAAGCCGTATGCTAGAAAGGTTCAGATACTTACTGTCATGGAACAAAGAAGTAAGTTCGGTGGTAAACCACAACAAGCAGCAATCGCAAAAAGAGCAAAGCTAAGTTTAAAAAGAGCAAGAAAAAAAGTTTAAAAAGTTTGATGATGCCATATGGGTCATCAAATCTTACACATGTAAGATAATATATCTAGCTTAGAGCAAGGAGGTATAAATGACTTTTACACTAGATAAATATATGCCCTATACAATAGGGTTTGATTCATTCTTTAATTCATTAGATTCTTTAACAGGAACAGAGATTAAAGGATATCCACATTATAATATAAAAAAAATTAATGACAATAAATGGAATATTGAATTAGCATTAGCAGGATTTAGTAAAAATGATATTGACATTGAAGTAAAAGATAATGTGATGACTATTCATGGAGAACTTAATTCAGAGGATTCAGATTATGTTTATAAAGGAATATCTTCTAAAAAGTTTTCTAAATGTTTTACACTAGCAGAATTTACAGAATGTGAATCTGCAAAAATGGAGAATGGTATTTTGTCAATTACATTGGAAAAAAATATTCCAGAAGATAAAAAACCAAAACAAATAAAAATAAAATAATGCCGATTTATTCTTTTAGGAATAAAATAACTGGAAAGGTATGGGATGAGTATCTATCCTTACAGGATAGGACCAAGCCACTCAGAAATAAAAACATAGAGATGGTGATAACTGCACCCAACCTTTCCTTTATTGAAAGAGCAGAACATAAAGGTCGTGACCAAATGATAGATGCTGCTCGTAACAAAATGAAAGAAAGACAAATAGAAGAACAGGTAGGTATTAGAAAATCACCTGAATGGTTAAAAGAAAGAACAGAAAGGCATTTACAAAAAGCAAGAAATGTTAGTTCCTGAAAACGATAAAAGAGAATTAGAAGTAACTGAAAAGCAACAAACTTTTCTAGATGCTTTATTTGGTGAAGCACAAGGTGACCCAAAGATTGCAGGAGAGATTGCAGGTTACGCAGATTATCATCAACCTTTAAAATCTTTAAAGGATGAAATAATTGATAGAGCAGAAAAATTACTAGCAGCATTTGCCCCAAGAGCAACTATGGGTATGGTAAATGCTTTACAAGAAGATGGTTCTACTCCAGGTGCATCTATTAGAATGGAAGCAGCAAAACAAATATTAGATAGGGTAGGATTATCAAAAAGAGAAAAAATAGATATCAATGCTAAAGTAGCACATGGTGTATTTATTTTACCTCCAAAACAAAATGGCTGAAGATAAAATTACAAGAGAAAGAAAAGGAAGAGTAATACCTTTAGGTTACAAAGTTTCAGAAGAAGACGATAAAGTATTAATACAAATACCTGAACACATGGAACTTATAGATAAAGCAAAAAGTTTTATAGATAACGAGTGTAGTTATAAAGAAACTGCAGAGTGGTTATCACATCATACGGGTAGAACTATTACTGGTATGGGATTAAGAGAAGTACTAAAGAGAGTAATACACAAAGGGTGGTAGAAGAACCTAAACCTAAAAACACTGGTAGAAAAAGAAAAACTAGCCTTAATGCTCCTCTTACAATTAAAGAGAAGAAAGCTAGAAAATCAGCACAAGACATGCTTCGTGAAAAAAAGCATGAATTGGAAAAAGCACAAAAAAACTTTTGGGCCACAAAAAATAAACTCAAAGATATCGACCAAGTATTCGATGGTAAAAAACAAATCATTGAAGAAGATAAAATTGAAGATTCTTCGCCTAACATACAAGAGGCGTTAAAAGATAAAGAAGTAATCTTTAAACCTAATGAAGGACCACAAACAGAATTTTTAGCAGCACCAGAAAGAGAAGTGTTTTATGGTGGAGCAAGAGGTGGTGGAAAGTCTTACGCAATGTTAGTAGACCCACTACGATATTGTCACAAACAAAAACATAGAGCATTACTTATTAGACGGACAATGCCTGAGTTAAGAGATTTAATAAATCACTCTCAACAACTTTACTCAAAAGCATATCCTGGTGCTAAATGGAGAGAACAAGAAAAAGAATGGAAGTTCCCTTCAGGTGCTAGAATAGAGTTTGGATATGCGGAAAACTTAACTGATGCCCTTCGTTACCAAGGACAATCATATACTTGGATTGGAATAGATGAATTACCGCAATATCCTACCGAAGATATATATAATTTTCTTCGGTCTTCTTTGCGAAGTGTTGACCCTGAAATACCTGTCTATATGAGAGCAACAGGTAATCCTGGAAATGTTGGTTCACAATGGGTTAAAGATATGTTTGTCGACCCCTCTACACCTAATACTAAGTTCGACATAGAAATAAAAACACCAACAGGTATTAAAAAAATATCTAGAAGATTTATACCTGCTAAACTTCAAGACAATCCTTACTTGATGCAAACAGACGATTACTACGCAATGTTAGCATCTTTACCTGAAGTACAAAGAAAACAATTCTTAGATGGTAACTGGGAAGCATTTGAAGATTCTTCTTTTCCAGAGTTTAGCAAAGAGTTACATGTTGTTAAACCTTTTGACATTCCTAGAAACTGGATGAGATTTAGAGCAGCAGACTGGGGTTATAGTTCACCTGCCTGTTGTTTATGGTTTGCTATAGACTTTGATAATAATATATTTGTTTATAGAGAATTATATACACAAAAGATTACAGCAGATATATTTGCTAGAAAAGTTTTAGAACAAGAACATGGTGAGTATATTAGATACGGAGTTCTTGATAGTTCTACTTGGGCAAGACGAGGTGATATAGGACCGAGTATTGCAGAGACTATGATACAAGAAGGATGTAGATGGAGACCATCAGATAGAAGTCCTAGAAGTAGAGTAGCAGGTAAATTAGAATTACATAAAAGATTAAGACCTGATGAAGAAACAGGATATCCATCTTTATTTATATTTGATAACTGTATTAACTTAATTAGAACAATGCCTATGTTACCAGTTGATAAAAATAATCCTGAAGATGTAGATACACATGCAGAGGACCATGCTTATGACGCACTTAGATATGGTTGTATGAGTAGACCCGTTCATCCTGTTGCAAAACAGTTTCACGATTTTGGTGTAGGACAAACTAGAGATTTTAAACCTGCAGATAAAGTTTTTGGATATTGAACTGTCTTAGTTTATTACTAGCAGTTTCAATGCATGTTGGATTAGATAATGAATATAATTCTATACATCCTCATGCACGATGTACACTAGATAATACTATACTAGGAGTATATTATAATAGTGAATATAATGCAAGTTCTTATATAGGAAAAATACACAACTACAATAATATAGAAATAGAGTATGGTTTAGTTACTGGATATACAGGAAGTAATATTGCACCAATGTTAAGAATTAAAAAAGATAATTTTTTTATAGCACCTGCATATGAAGTAGAAGGTAATATTGGAATAGTTGTAGGTTTTGAATTTAAATTAAAATGAAAGATATTAAGATAGGATATAAAAATTATAAAATAAAAAGTTTAGATTCCATCGTATCTAAATGTAATGAAATAAATGGACAGTTTCTTGCATCCGATGGAACGATAGCTTTATCATCAACTGAAGATAATATATCTCATGCTAATACTTTAATACATGAAATATTTCATGCTATAGTATATCAATGGGCAATAGAACTAGATGATAAAGAAGAAGAAAAAATTTGCAATACTCTTGCGAATGGACTAACGACTGTATGTGTAGATAACCCTTGGTTACTACCTTATATACAGAAACAATTAAAAGGAGAAAAATAAAATGGCAATCATGAAACAATATAAGCAAGGCGAACTTCCTGAGAACATGTATGGTAACGAAGCTGCAAAGCAAGGCGATTCAAAAACCAATGTTGTAAAAGGCGGTGCTGCTTTTCCTGCTGACTATGCTGAAGGTGGAGTAAACAAAGACTTCCCTAAAGAAAAGAAAAATATGGTCGATGGAAAAATCTTTGCAATGGCAGACGAAAGAGATTACTAAGAGGTAAATAATGCCACATTCAAATACAGGTGGCTTGACTTCTGAATCTGATGAAGTAGGTTCTTTATCAGAAGAAAAAGATAAGTCTTATAGTAATCTAGGTTATCTTGTAGAATCTAGACTAAAAGAATCAGAACAGGCTCGTCTTTATGACGAGAAAAGATGGTTAAGGTCTTACAGAAATTATAGAGGAATCTATAGTTCTGATATGGCTTTTCGTGATTCAGAAAAGTCTAAAGTATTCGTTAAGATTACTAAGACTAAAGTTTTAGCTGCATACGGACAACTAATAGAAGTTTTATTTTCACAAGGTAAATTTCCTATTGGTATATTTCCAACAACAGACCCAGTAGGTGTAGAAAAATATGCACATATAAAACCAGAGGCCATGAAAAAAAATCCTCGTATGGAGGATATATATGGTTTTGAAGGTGATGGTAGAGAAATAAGTCCAGGTTCTACTGCTAATGAAATATTAAATGGATTAGCAGAAAAATATCAAAACGCAGGTTTTGAAAAAGGTGCTGCACCTGATTTAAAAACTATGCCACAAATAGAACCTGCAGAAGAAGCTGCAAAAAACATGGAAAGATTAATCCATGACCAGTTAGAAGAATCACATGCTATATCAGTAATGCGTCATGTATTATTTGAAATGTGTTTACTTGGAACTGGTATTTTAAAAGGTCCATTTAATTATGAACAATCAGTCCATCAATGGGCATTAGATGACAGTGGAGAAAGAGTATACGCTCCTAAAACAAAGTTAGTACCAAGAGTAGAAGCTGTCAGTTGTTGGGATTTATATCCTGACCCTGATGCTGTAACTATGGATGATGCTGATTATATTATTCAAAGACATGTGTTTAATAGAACACAAGTTAGAGATTTAGTTAATAGACCTTTTTTTAGAAAATCTGCTATAGAAGATTTACTATCAGGTGGTCCTAATTATGAAAATAGAAGTTATGAGACTGCCTTATTTGATAGAGAAAATCAAGAAGAGTATAACAAAAATAGATTTGAAGTATTAGAGTATTGGGGTACTATGGATAAGTACCTAGTAGAAGAAGCAGGTATCGAAATGCCTGAAGGTATTGAGGATGATTTAGATGAAGTGCAAGTTAATGCATGGGTATCTAATGGTCACATACTAAGATTAGTTCTTAATCCTTTTACTCCTGCAAGAAATCCTTTTATGGTATGCCCTTATGAAATTAATCCTTATCAATTCTTTGGTGTGGGCATACCTGAAAATATGGATGATGCTCAAACAATTATGAATGGTCATGCAAGAATGGCTATTGATAATTTAGCACTAGCAGGTAATTTAGTTTTTGATGTAGACGAAACTATGTTAGTTCCTGGACAAGACATGACAGTGTTTCCCGGAAAAATATTTAGAAGACAAAGTGGACAAACAGGACAGTCTATACATGGTTTAAGATTTCCAAATACTGCTCCTGAGAATATGCAGATGTTTGATAAGTTTAGACAACTAGCAGATGAGTCTACAGGTATACCTTCTTATTCTCATGGACAAACAGGTATACAATCTACAACTAGAACAGCATCAGGCATGTCAATGTTAATGGGTGCTGCTGCATTAAATATTAAAACAGTAATAAAAAATGTAGATGATTATTTGTTAAGACCATTAGGAGAAACATTGTTTCATTGGAATATGCAATTTAATAAAGATGTTCCTGAAATACAAGGTGACTTAGATATTAAAGCACAAGGCACTACATCTCTAATGACAAAAGAAGTTAGGTCACAAAGATTGATGACATTTATGCAAGTAGCATCAAATCAGTTCTTAGCACCTTTTGTAAAATGGCATAGTATTATTAAAGAGATTGCAAAGTCAATGGATATTGACCCTGACCAGTTAGTTAACGACCCTGAGAAAGCTGCAATCTTTATGAAGATGATGGGAGAAATGAATGGAAGTCAACAAGCTGAAGGCAATAACCAACAACAAGGCAGCATGGGAGCTACTGGAGGAGTACCTGCAGGAGCAGCTAACACAGACACACAAGGGTCTGGAGGTGGCAACATCGGAGTCGGAACTCCACAAACTCCAGGGGAAGGCGGCTTTACTGCACCAAATCCTCAACCTCAAGGACCAACTGAATAAATAAATGGCTTTATCTGATATACTAAAAAAATATGGTGATACCCAAGCTACAGAGGGAATTGTAGGTATTATGAGTCCGTCTGTACAAACAGAACAACAAGTATATGATTCTGCTACAGATGGCATTATGACTGTAAGTAATCAAAAGTATATTGGGCCAAAAGCAACAATAACATATGGAACAGCAGAGCAAGGATTTCCTCGTATGTTAAGAGAAATAGAACAAGGTGAATTACCACAGTTTGACCAAACAACATTTCCAAAACAAGGCGAAGGTATAGTAGCACCACCTAGCACTACACCTCCCCCACCTGTTACAACACCCGTTGAACCTACACCTGAAATACCTGAAGTAGACCCTTGCCCACCAGGATTTAAATATGACCCTGTAAAAAAAATGTGTGTACCTATAGTAGTTCAAGAAGATGGTGATGATAGACCACAATTTATAAATAAACCTAGAAACATAGGAGATACTGCAAAAGCATTAGGTCAAATAACTGATGTTTTAAGAGAGCAAGGTGCTACTCAAGATGGAACATATCAAGATGATGTAAACTATACAATAGATAATTCTACTGGTTTATCTTTTTTTGGAGGTATTGGAAAATTACTTGATAATGTATTTAATAAAGGTCCTGCCGACAAATTATTAGAAAGTTTAGGTGGTAGTACTGAAGGCATAACAGTTACTAAAAATGAAGATGGTACAAGAAATGTACTCATAACAAATAATCAAGT